CCCTGCGACTCGGAGTATAATCCCTCGTTGCCCATACTTTAAATCTACGTGTCTGATAATCCTGTACTGTGATCGCCAGTAACTGTTCCGCACATTCACGTACGTTAGGAAAGCCATTTTCACATGCGACTTCAATATCAAGTGATGTAATCTTGAGAGTCTTGATATCGTAGTCAACTTCGTCGGAGAACTCCTCAGAAATATACTGATATAAGAACCTATCATAACCATGTACCTCAAAATTCTCTACGTCTTTATACTTGTCCTTGAAGTCACGTGCTTCACCTACAGTATTGAATCTGATAGGTTTAGCATAACGACCATCAAGAGTTTTGTAATCTGTGATCTGATTGCTGACTACGTAGAGAGTAGGAGAGAATTTAAACTTACGTTGAATACGTTGTCCATCCTCATATCCTATGTAGAGAAGATTATTACCAATCAGATTTACGTTTGTATAAAAACTCATTTAGTTACCATCTTGTACTTCTCAAGAATTTCTTTCTTGGGTTCTAAGATTGTAGCAATAGTGTCAGAATAAATCAAGACATCTTCATCCACTGTGTGTAGTGGCCATGGTTCTAACATGCCATCAGATGTGATTGAGTATGGTTGTAACAGATGAGCAGCGGGTTCCTCATCCAAAGTTTCAATCTGTGTAATCAGGTAGACACCTGTCTTTAGTAAGAGGAGTTGCGTTTCCATATTGTTTCTAATTTATTTAAGTCGTTCTCTTGTCTGTAGTATTTGTAGACAGGAGTGATATCAAGTTCACTGTCATAGATGTTACCAATATACATCCAAGGTTTATATTCGTCAACCCTTATCTTAAAGTAATCAGGACCGTTGAACATAAGATGATCGAACTGCTCTGTACCACCTACAAATAAGGGGAAGGGTTGAGGAATATAATTCTGATATAGTGGGGCATCTATAGGTTGATCAAATGCTAAGATACCAAACTCACCATTGATTTTAGCAGGATATTCTACTACGACTTTCTTAAGTACAGTAGGTGCTTCTATTGTGATACGTTTAGCACCATGAAATTTGTGATCTGTTTTGTATGAGAAAACTACATTGTCGTATGAATCATACAGGTTTAGTTTCCTCATCCTCGTTCATAATTTTCTCTGCTTCTTTAAACATTTCATCTAGATCATTCTCATCATAACTGAGGTTGAATCTCTCTTCATGTTTCTTGAAGTTAGCATCATATCTCTCTTCATCTATAGCAGATATGTACTGCGTGGTCAGTGCGTCTAGTGGATTGTACACTGTGACTACGTGACTACCTGGTAAATAAAAATCTTTATCTTTACTTAGAGGTGCCCAAGGAAACCACTCAAGTTGATACCCCTGACCCTGTGATGAGTCAACGATATCTAGTCTGAATGGTTTGTGTAGATGGTAACCTAATGGTTTATCGTTCTCTGGATCAACTATCTCTTTGACTGTAGATATAACTTCTTCACCAGTTCTCAACATCAATAGTTTAATCATTTACAACCTCAGTAGGTGTCACAGGAGCACCCTGATCTCCTGACTTTGCTCTCACGTTAGCGAGGTATGTCTGTAGGATACTAGGTGATGGTTCCATTACTGATATCACATAGTCAGGTGTGATAGCGATCTTCTGATCAATAGTAAATGGATTCCATGGAGTGTATCTGATCTTGACCTCTTGGTCTTCAAATGTTTCCATGTTAACAGGAGTCTCAGGTTGATCTATGATCCATACTTTATAAGGTATAGTCATGATGTATGCCTGTCTCTGACCAGTCTCTTTATCAACTGCTTCTTGTAAGTCACAGATGATGTTGTCTCCATCACGTGTGAATACTAATTTAATTCTTGTCTCGTCTATCATGGCAAGGTCATGTATGCATATATTATAAAAGGGGAACTGACTTTTGTCAATCCCCCTTATGTAGGTTAGATGTAA